GCGAGTAATCGCAAAACGTGTGCAAGGCGTTCCGGGCGCGGGGGCATGATGCCTATTCCTGCGATATTCAGGGGCCGTCCGGCGGGAAACCTGAATGGCACATTTTGGGTGACGCTCTGGAAGCCATCAAGGGCGGCACAGTCGTCACCATGGACGGGCAGGTGCATGACGTTGGCAAATGGGATTTGCTGATAGCACATCCGCCCTGTACATACCTGACGTCGGCCAGCGCGATACGCCTTTTTAATCGCGACCATACGGTGAAAGACTGGAACAGAGAGCGGCTTGGATGGGAAGCGCGGCGCTTCTTCTTGCAACTGCTGTCTTCCGGGGTTGAAAGAATCGTTGTGGAAAATCCGTGTCCGCTCCGGTGGTTCAACTTGCCAGAGTACGACCAGATCATTGAGTCGTATATGTTCGGCGACCCGTGGAAAAAGCGGACGTGCCTCTGGCTGCGAAACGTCCCACCGCTGATTCCGACAAACATTGTGAAACCTGAGGGACTATGGGTCGGCAGCACCTCCGGGCGGGAGCACAGTACGGGCAGGGTAAAATCCGAGTACACCCTGAAATCAAACCGGGACAGTAAAACCCGCGCCAAGACCTTCCCCGGGATTGCAAAAGCTATGGCCGAACAGTGGGGATAACACAAGCCCGGGGCAACCCGGGCGGGAAGGAGATAACATGAATATGCAGGAAATGATTTATCAGGAAAACAGGATTCCACCGGTACGGCTGGCGGATGGAGTTTATCGTAGCGTACCTTTTTACGTCCTGAGTTTAGGCACGCACCCCTGCGCTTACGTTGACATTGCGCCGCTGGGATTACACGCGATCAATGAGCGTGATATTGATTGCCATGGAGGTATTACATATCACCACGACTATCTGGCAACGGTTGACCACGAAGGAAATTTCTTGGGGTGGGATTACGCACATTGTATGGACTATTCCGGAAGTCTCCCATTCCTGGATTTCGGCAACAGTAAGAGGTGGACAACCGCAGAGATGGTAGCCGAATGTGTGGCGGTGATTGACCAGATTTTAGGGATGAGGAGATAACAATGGACGAAATCAAATTGAAGCCATGCCCGTTTTGTGGGGGTAAAGTTAGCCTTGTTCTGTGCGATGACGAAGGAAATCTGCATGATGAGGCATATAGAGAACATCCCTATAGTGGGCTTGGCTTCATGCTTCACCACGCTCACGAGGAAAACCCGGAATGCCCGATTGCAAGCTATGAGTGCGATGGCGGGATTTTGGGACGTGTGTATATTTACGACACGGAAGAACAAGCTGCTGAAGCATGGAACCGGAGGGCTGGAAAATGAAAGGAATTTTCCATTTGAACCTGAGCATTCGGGGCGGCCTTGCGAACGCTGAGGCCCTTTTGGGGTGCATCACCGTTGACGGGAAAACGTTGAACACTGTCCCGGAAGTAAAGAACTTCTTGCGGGAACAACTGGACATGGGGCGGGAGTGCCTTCCGTTTGGTGACTGCGACAATTTCGACAAAACCGGTTGTAAAGGCCACTTTGTGGAGGAATGACGATGGAATGTAGGAACTGCAAAAATCTTAAAAACTGCAAAAGGCAGTGCATGAAATTGCCGAAAGGCGTGACGTGTGGGGATTGCGCTAATTTCAGTTGGTGCGGCGTTGCGTATGGGGTTAAGCCTGAATATACTTCCTGCAATTTTGAGCCAATCAGATTCAAGGCCAAGGAAAAGGAGTTAAACCATGGATAAAATCGAATTGAAGCCCTGCCCGTTCTGCGGCGCCTCTGGTCAGGTGCAGCAGTCAGGAAAAATGTGGTTTGTCGAGTGCGCCAATGATACCACATCGTGCCCTGTAAATCCATGGACTGGGTATTTCAAAAACAAATATGAAGCAATTAAGGTCTGGAACCGGAGGGCTGAACATGGCTAAGGCGGTACTTATCAGCATCCGCCCAGCGTGGTGCGAGAAGATTGCCAGAGGTGAAAAGACCGTTGAGGTGCGAAAGACCCGTCCGAAGCTGGAAACACCGTTCAAGTGCTATATCTATTGCACTATGGATCACCCTTATATTTCCATATCCTGTGGGGAACTGGACAAGCTCAATTGTCGCACAAATACCGTTGGTCGGTGTAATGGCAAGGTTATTGGCGAGTTCACCTGTGACAGAATAACGCCTCTGTTCAATGTCTGTACCGATAATTGGCATCATCTTGCGGGGGATGTCCACGAATGGCACAAGGAGCTTATTAAACGAGCTTGTTTGACCGATGCAGAACTGAAGACATATGCAAAAGGCCAAAACTGTTTTGCCTGGCATATCTCCGACCTTAAAATCTACGATACGCCGAAACCGCTGAGCGCGTTCAAGGGGCTATGTAAAATTGAGGTGGGGTGTGGGGAATGCCCTTATTACAACTACACCAAAATGGAATGTGATGGCCGGACAATTAAACGCCCGCCCCAGAACTGGTGCTATGTGGAGGAACAGCGATGGTCTTACGTAAACTTGCTCTGATGCACCGCTTTTTTGGCGTTTTGGATGGGCATACGTGCCGGGAGTGTAGCAACTTCGTAAAGGGCAAGTATCACGATAAAGTGCTTAGCAAATGCAAAGTGTACGGGCTTACCCATAGTGAAGCGACGGACTGGGCGGGACGATGGATTGCCTGTGGGGCATTCAATCGGGCAATAAGCCGCAAGCCCCTTGTGAGAGAAGTCGTCCCGGAACGGAAGCGGAAAGAGGCCGACAATACGCCCATTGATGGGCAGATTAGTTTGGAGGAATGAGTAATTATATCAGCCGGGAGGCGGCGATTGAGTTGCTGCACTACAATGCAGATGAAAGATGTTCGGCGGTTGTATCCGATTTTGAAGAAATCCCCGCCGCCGATGTGGAGCCGGTGCGGTATGGGAACTGGAATATCCGGCTTGCAGATGAAATGACCCTCTGCCTGGAATGCTCCATCTGCGGGCGCAAGGTAGACAATATCGACTTGCACCACCTGCTGGAAGCCGGAGAATACGGCGAGGCTTGCCGGAGATATCCGTATTGCCATTGCGGTGCAAAAATGTGTTTGGAGGATAACGATGAAAGTTGAACGAGCAATTGAAATTCTGAACCCGGAACACCGGGAGCATTACGACGGAATGGACGAGGTGAACGAAGCCTGCCGGATGGGCATGGAGGCGTTGGAGCGGACTAGGTGGATTCCGTGCAGCGAGAGGTTGCCGGAGATAGGTGTCACGGTGCTGACGCTTGATAAGTACAAGCACGTCGCAAGCCGTACGCGAAAATCTTATGTGGACGGTACACCGTATTTTTACCCGGACGGACTTGAACCCGGCAGACATATCACCCACTGGCTGCCGCTGCCCAAACCGCCGAAGGAGGTGCAGGGGAATGAGTGAAAGACAAGAACACCGTCAGCGCCTTAACGCCAGAATTGCTTACGCCGCCGCTATTGAGCGGTGGGCGAAGAATCAGCCGTCACGCATTCGGTTCTTTGCCGTCAGACGGTGGCTGAAAGAGATGCCGAGGAGGGAGGATTTTTATGAGGCTGATTGATGCTGATTTACTTACAACTGAGATTATAAAAATTTCTGGCGTTGTACCTAATTTTAATGAGGATGTGGCGATTTGCTCGGTCGACAGCATGCCCACCGTTCGAGCTATACCACTCGTAGAGTTTACGTGTGTGCAGGAGCAGCTGATTTTGCGCAACGCCCAACTGCTGGAAGCGAAAGAAAAAATGAAATCCATGGTGCCCGTAGTCCGGTGCAAAGATTGCAAGTATTACAAACCGGATGAATACGAATGTGGATGTGATTTTGCCGGGGGGCTACCGTATGTAAAAGCTGGCGATTTTTGCAGCTACGGAGAAAGGATAGCGGGGAATGACACGCAAGCGCTTTATTAAACTTCTGATGGGGAAGCTTCTGCCTTCCCGGAACGAGGCAAATTACATTGCCGATATTGTAAGAATTTGTAATCGGAGGAAATCATGATCAAAAAACCGGACTATCTCACCCTGTGCTCCATAGCCGCCCAGAAGGCCGGGACGAGCTATGGAAAGTACATGGCAATGCACGGATACCATCCGCCGATTCAGGCCGATGTGGAGGACGTGGAAGCCCCGCAGGGCATTTCTAAAATCTGCCCACAGTGCGGGAAGGAATTCACGCAGGGGAAAATCAAGCAGAAAATCTATTGCAGTTTGGAGTGCCAGAAAGCCCACGCCCAGAGAGCCGCTAAAAGGAGATACCGTGACAAAAAAGCGGCGGCTGACGCGGGATAAGGAAATGGGGCGGTAATGTGGAGTACAAGGACGGCAGGAAGTATTGCGTCGGGTGCTGGTATTTTTTTGGGTACTACGAGGGCAGCCGGTGCTGCAATTACATATTCGTCCGTGGGGAGAAGCGGCCTTGCCCGCCTGGGAAGGATTGCACCGAAAGGAGGGAGAAAACGAAAAACAGGAGACGGAATTTAATATTATAGCTTTATCCCTGTATAGTATATATTAAATATAATCTTATATCTTGTGTGTATTGTGTATATCTATACAGGGGTTTAATAAGATATGCAAGGAGGAACGGAATGAACTGGAAGTATGAGGCCATTGAGAAGCTCAAGGAATACAGTGCAAAAAAGCAATCCCTGAAAAGCATTCCCGAAGAAATGGCGCGGCTGGAATCCGCTATGCAGAGTATCCGAAGTGCCACGGCTGACGGTACGCCGGTAAGCGGCGGCGGCTCCGGCCGGGAAGATATGATGCTATCGAATATCGTTCACCGTGAGGAATTGGCGCGTTCGCTGGAACAGGCAAAAAAGTGGGTTTCGCTGGTGGATTCCGGGCTTGAATCGCTTAGCGTCGATGAAAAGAAGATACTGAGCAGATTCTACATAAGCCCGGCTAGAGGCAACGTCGATGCCCTGTGTGAAGAACTTGGAGTTGAAAAAGCTCAGGTTTACCGCCGCCGGGATTCAGCACTACGACATTTCACGCTATGCCTGTATGGGCAGACTGAAAGCTGAAAAATGAGAAAAAAATGAGACGATTTTTCAGTTTGAATGTGCTATACTGGTAAAAAAGAAAAAGCGCAAGAGGCTTGGGGCTGTTCCTGAGCCTCTTTTTGCATGGTGCGGTAGAAAACGAGTCGGGTTCACTCTCCCCAACAGAAGGCCGTTTGAATCGGCCTCGCGCCATATATATCGCCGATGGCCTCCCACCGGCGACGAAACCCGGAAACGGGCAAAGCGGTTCCCCGGCACCGTAAGCCGGAGGGATGCGGGGAAGTAGCAAGGCCGGAGAGCAGCCTTGTGATAAGAGGGAAGAATGCCGGTTCAACCCCGGCCTTTCCCGCTATTTTTACTATTTTGTATGAGAGGTGGTGCTATGGCTGCAAGGATTACAGATCGGAAGAAAAAGAAAATAATCGCCGACTGGATAGAAATGCAGTCGTACAGCGCCGTTGCAAAAAAGCACGGCGTAACTCACCAGACTGTGAAAAGGATTGTCAGCGCTTCACCGGATATCGCCCAAAAAGTGCAGCAAAAAAAAGAAGAGAATACCGCCGATATGATGGCATACATGGAATCACAAAAAGCGGCGATGCAAGAAGCAATCACTTTGCATCTGAAAGCGCTCACTGACCCCGAAAAGATTTCGGCCGCAACATTAAGCCAGATCGCAACATCTTTCGGGATTATTGTTGATAAGGCCACAAGAAACACGGCAAGCGGTAATGATAGCCTAAATAAGCTGGATGGGCTAATTAAGGAGTTCAGAGATGCTATTAAGCCCGAAACAGATTGAATTCGCAAGGTACGGTAATCACCGATGGAATTTCAAGGGCGGCGCGACCAGAAGCGGGAAAACATATCTTGATTTCAAATGGATTATTCCCATGCGGATTCGAGAACGAGCCGGGAAAGATGGGCTTTCCGTTATTTTGGGCGTTACAAAATCCACAATAGAGAGAAACGTACTAGAGCCTATGCGGAATCTGTACGGCGATAAACTTGTTGGGGCGATTTCCAGCGATAATACGGCGTGGATTTTTGGCGAGAAGTGCTATTGCCTGGGCGCAGAAAAAGTGTCTCAGGTATCCAAGATTCGCGGTGCGTCTATCAAGTATTGCTACGGCGACGAGGTCGCGGACTGGTCGGAGGAAGTTTTTGCCCTCCTGAAAAGCCGGCTTGATAAGGAGTATTCCTGCTTTGATGGCACATATAATCCACAGTATCCCAACCACTGGCTAAAGAGATTCCTTGATAGTGATGCCGATATTTTCAGCCAAGAATACACAATAGACGATAATCCATTTTTACCCCCCGCTTTTGTTGAAAATCTGAAAAAAGAATATGCCGGAACGGTGTTCTATGATAGGTACATTCTGGGGAAATGGACGCTGGCAGAGGGGCTTGTATACGATTTTTCCGAAGCGAATATCACGGATGAAGTGCCGGAATTCGCGGACTATTACATAAGCATCGACTATGGCACCCTAAACCCGTTTTCATGTGGTTTGTGGGCGGTAGATGGCAACAAGGCGGTAAGGATCAAAGAGTATTACTACGATGGCAGAGCCAACTATAAGCAGCTCACGGATGAGGAATATTGCGACGCTGTGGAGCGCCTGACGGACGGCTACGAAATCAAGAGGGCAGTCATCGACCCTTCGGCAGCATCTTTCATTACCGCCCTGAAACGCCGTGGATTCCGCGTCCAGCAGGCGGACAATGCCGTTCTTGATGGCATTCGGCGCACGGCGGTATATCTCAAGAATGGAAATATAAAAATTCATAGGTGCTGCACGGACGCTATAAGGGAGTTTGGGCTGTACCGATGGGACGATAAGAAAACGGAGGACGCCGTCGTGAAGGATAACGACCATGCTATGGATGATATCAGGTACTTTTGCAGCACCATCATGAAATACAAAGTGGAGAAGAAAAACGAGATTTCACCCGCGGCCGCGTTGCTGTTGTGATTTTTTGAGATTTCTGCTATTGGAGAAGACGCATGAAGATTTATCAAGATTTGGAAGAAGCCATTGCAAAGGGAACTACCGGAAAATTCATACGTGATGCCGTGCTGGAACACCAGGGCAGCAAGGCGTATAAAGATGCCGCTGACGGTATGGCGTACTACAATAAGCACAATATCACTATTGAGAAATTCCAGAAATTCCTTTTCACCTTATCCGGGAATAAAACTCCTGATATTTGGAGTAGCGACTACCGGCTAAAAACGCTCACATTTCGGCGGCTTGTGACGCAGGAGGTGGGCTATATTTGCGCTAATGGCGTAAGCATGGACGAAAAAGAAAAGCTTGGTGCAGATTTTGATATTAAGCTTCAAGCGGCGGCAAAATTGGCACTGTCGCAGGGCGTTTCCTATGGCTATTGGAATCTCGATCATCTGGAAGTGTTCTCGTTCGCCGATACTCCCGGGAATCCGGGATTCGTTCCGTTGCTGGATGAAAAAACGTCTGAGCTGATGGCCGGAATCCGGTACTGGTTCCGGGAAACCGGCCAGAAAACGGTTTTCCGGGCTACACTTTACGAGCTGGACGGCGTTAGCGAATGGAGCGCAGAGGGAAGCGACGATGCGCACCTGATTGCAAATAAACGCGCGTATATCCGCAAGGAACTGCGCAACGCCTTGGGCGTTGTGGATGTCTGCGACGAGAATTATACCCGCCTGCCTATTGCTGTACTGTATGGAAACGATACCCACGAAAGCGAACTCGTTGGGTTGCGTGGTTCCATCGACTGCTATGATTTCATCAAATCCGGGTTCGCCAACCAAATCGACGATACCAGCGGAATTTACTGGATTCTGCACAATACCGGTGCTATGGATGATAAGGATTTGGCGCAGTTCATTCAGAGAATGAAGAGCGTAAAGGCGAATGTGGTAGATAGCGCCGATGGAACAGCAGCAGAGGCTCACACCCTTGATGTTCCCGTAGAAGCCCGAAAAACCATGCTGGATATTTTACGCCGCGACCTGTACGAAGATGCCCAGATGCTTGATGTGACGGCTCTGGCGGGTGCTGAGAAAACGGCTACAGAGATTTCGGCGGCGTATCAGCCGCAGGACAACAAATGCGCCGATTTCGAGTATTTCCTGATAGATTTCATTCGGCAGATTTGCGCTGTTGCTGGCATCGGCAATCCACAGCCGGAATTTACGTGGAACAAGGTAATAAATCGCACCGAGGAAACAAACATGGTGCTTTCGGCGGCTGCGTTCCTTGATGAAGAAACGGTTCTGAAACACCTCCCGTTTCTTTTGCCGGAGGAAGTGCCGGAAATCCTGAAAAGGAAAGCGGACGCTGACATAAATACGGTTTACGGCGGTGATGAGGATGGCGAGACCGAATGAAGCCGATAGAGGAACCGATAGGGCGCTTGCCGACTTGGAACGCCGCATTAACTCCGTATATTCTCAGGCGGCTAAAGAGCTGCAAGAGGAAATAGATGCTTTTTTCAAGCATTTCGCCGATCAGGATGAAAAAATGAAAGATCTGATAGGCCAGAAGCGCAACGGCAAGGAGTGGACTGAAAAGGACTACCAGCAATGGCGGCTGAACCAGATGGGACGCGGGAAGCGGCTGGAAACGCTTCGGGACAAGTTGGCCGAACGTGCGACGGAAGCAAAAGAGGTGGCGCTTGCGTATGTGAACGACGCTACGCCTGGAATCTACTCCCTGAATCGGAATTACACAGCCTATACCATTGAGAGCGTACACCCAAGCGCAGATTTTACGCTTTTTGACGAGCAGACGGTAAAGCGCTTGATTGTGGAGCAACCGGACGTAATGCCATACTACCCCGAAAGGCTGGCGCTAAAGCGGGGCATTGATTTGGCTTTTGGCAAGCAGCAGATTACAGCAAGCGTTACAGGCTCCATATTGCAAGGCAGAAGCATCAAGCAGATATCCGATGATTTGCAGTCCAGAATCGTCACAATGAGCCGTGTAAGTGCCATTCGAGCGGCAAGAACTGCAGTTACCGCCGCACAGAACGCTGGGAGAATGGACAGCTACGCCGCCGCTGACGAAATGTGGGGCATTAAATCCAAGAAAAAGTGGGTGGCCACAAAGGATTTGCGCACCCGCCACGATCACGGTATGGCAGACAATCAGATTGTGGACTACGATCAGCCGTTCGACGTTGGCGGATACAAAATGATGTTCCCCGGTGATGGTTCGTTGGGAGCGCCTGGGCATGAGCTGTATAATTGCCGCTGCACGGTGGTGAATGCCACGGACGACGATCTGGAAGCGGAACGCCACATGATGCGCGTGAAGAACCCAGAAACCGGGGAATATGAGCTTATCAAGAAAAAATCGTACAAGGAATGGTACGACGAAAAGAAAGCGCAGTATCCCCCAGAGAAATGGGCGGGCATGGTGAAAGCTGGTAAAAACTATCAGGCCGACAAACGGCAATATGCTGATTTTGTAAATGTTTTGGGGAATAAAGCCCCGAAAACGTTTGCAAAGTTCCAAGATTTGAAGTATAATAATATTGATGGGTGGGAGACGCTCAAAACAACGAAACGGCAGACCGATGTTGTAAAGAATGCTGAGTGTATAACTACTCCGAAGAAATACACGGAATATTTCTTGAAAGATGGGGCAAAGCACGCCGACCAGTTCTTCGATGCTGGCTACACAGCAGATAATCCGCTTAGGCTGCGATATGATATGGCAAGGCAGTTTGATATGAGCAAAGCTGTGGAGTTCAGGGAATTGGGCGGTGGGGCAACTCAATTTAACATCTACATGGAGCTGGGAGTTACAAAAAAGCGATCTTTTGTTACTGGGTGGATACAGGATACGCCGGATAGCAAACCGAGAATTGTAACCAGTTTTAGGAAAAATAGAGGTGGAGAAGCATGATTAAAGAATACGACCATGTAAAAGTCATCAAGACAGGCGACGCAGGAATTGTCGTCGATATTCGTGATACTGGTGGCATTTTCTACCTTGTAGAACTGGACAAAAACAACGAACTATTGGACTGCAAGAGGGAAGATATAGAAAAGCTTGGCAATTAGAATATGGCAAGGACTGAAAGCACTGTGCAAATTGCATGGTGCTTTTTCTATGCCCAAATCTTCCCACCGGATAAAAAAGAAGCGGGCTGGAATCCCTGCTTGTGGTGGATTATGCGTATGCGCCGCCACGAACCGCACAAGACCGGCTCTGGAAGAAGCAGAAAAGGAGGGGGAAATGAGCATTACATTTGTGGATAACTCTGACGAAATCCTCCGCGCCCTTGGTGAAGCGTGTGAGCGCGGCTTATTTCGGTGTGGCGAAAAAGCTGTTGAATACGCAAAGGATTTATGCCCCGTTGATACTGGGAATTTGCGCAATAGTATTGATTCTGCTGTGATTGATGGAAAAGAAATGCGCGTCGGAACGCAAACCGGATACGCCATTTATCAGGAAATGGGAACCGGCAAATACGCCGAGGGAGGCGGAGGCCGCCCCACCCCGTGGTGCTATCAGGACGAGCAAGGAATCTGGCATTGGACAGCTGGCAACCGGGCGCACCCGTTTATTAAGCCGTCAATCGCCGATCATCAGGGAACATACAAGAACATTCTGAAAGACGAACTTAGCAAAGGAGGTTGACGTGGCGTGGATACCAGAAAAATAAATGCGCTTGGGGCTGAATACACACTTTCCGTCTGCTGTGAAGACGAAGATTCTCGGCTGGCAGAATGTGATGGGTTTTGCGACGAAACCAGCAAAGAACTGGTTGTGGATAGCTATAGTAAGCACGTCGGCGACCGAACTTGTAAGAAAAACTTACAAGTTCAGATTAGAAAGAACAAGCGGCATGAGATTATCCATGCTTTTCTCTTTGAAAGTGGCCTTGCGGAAAACTCCGAATGGGCACAAAACGAGGAAATGGTAGATTTTTTCGCTATCCAGTTTCCCAAACTTATGGAAGCGTTCAAAAACGCTGACGCGATTTGAGGGGCAATAAATGAATAATGACGAAATCATAAAGGCCATAGAGGCTATCATAAAGCGTGGGAACGATGTGGAGATACGGCGCAAGGGCGACGGCTACATAGTCCTCGAAGTAAAGAAAACAATCAAATATTCTTCTCCTGCGTAATTGGGCGCGGGAAAGGGCAATCGGAGCCGAACAGTACGTATATTTTGCGTGCTGTTCGGCTCCTTTTTTGTTTATTTTGGTAAAACCCGCGAAGTATAGCGGTTTTTATATCACAGTCGTCCCCGAAGAATAGGGGCGAAGAAAGGAAGACTGACACAATGGCATTAACTCGCAAACTTTTGAAGGGAATGGGGCTTACCGATGAACAGGTAGACACCATTATTGAAGCACACACCGATACCGTGGACGGCCTGAAAGCCGATATCGGGAAGTACAAGGCCGACGCTGAGAAGCTCACGGGCATTCAAAAGGAATTGGATGACCTGAAAAAGGAGGACGCTGACGGCGGCTACAAGGCCAAGTACGAGAAGGAAAAGAAAGACTTTCAGGATTTCAAAGACGGAGTTGCCGCTAAGGAGAGCGCCGCCGCCAAGGAAAAGGCCGCGCGGGCGTACTTCCAAAGCAAGGGCATTCCCGCCGAGAGCATGGGGCTGGTAATCCGTGGAGCCAAAGCTGAAATTGATGGCCTGAAACTGGACGGCGAAAGTATCAAAGATACCGCCGCACTGGATGGGCTGCTTTCCGGCGATTACAAGGGATTGATCGGCAAGACTACCACCACCGGCACCCAAACACAGACCCCGCCTGACACCTCTGGTGGCGCAAAGAGCCGCGCTGAAATCTACAAGAAGGACGATAAAGGCCGGTATCTTTTGTCCACCGCTGAGAGACAGGCCGCGCTTGCTGAAAGCATGGCAAGCGAAAACAAATAACTTTTTTTGAAAGGAGCTGTACAAATGGCAGCAAAAACGAACGTAACTACAACTGCGCAGTACACGACTACCGCCCGTGAGGTGGACTTTGTAACCCGGTTCAATGATAACTGGGACGCGCTGCGCACCATTCTGGGCATTATGCGGCCTATCCGCAAAGCCCCCGGCACTAAGCTGGTATCCTATAAGGCCGAAGTAGACGGCGGCCTGAAAGGCGGTTCCACCGTAGCGGAAGGTGACGAGATCCCCTTCACCAAGATGAAGGTTTCCCCCGTCGCCTATGGCGATATCGAGGTGGCCAAGTACGCGAAGAGCGTTACCATTGAGAGCGTTGCCAAATACGGCGCGGAGGTCGCCGTAGAAAAGACGGACGATGCTTTCCTGGTGGCCCTGCAAAACAAGGTTCTGGGCGACTTCTACACCTTCCTGGCTACCGGCTCTTTGGCGCTGACCCCCAAGACCTGGCAGCTGGCGCTTGCACAGGCCAAGGGCAAGGTGCTGGCGAAGTTCATGGGCATGGACAAGGACGTGACCGAGGTCGTCGGCTTTGCAAACATCATGGATTTCTACGACTACCTGGGCGATAAGGAGATTACCACCCAGACCATGTTCGGCCTGACCTATATCCAGAACTTCCTGGGCTACAACACCCTTTTCCTCCTGCCTGATAAGTACGTCGCCGCCGGCAAGGTAATCGCTACCCCCGTTGAGAACATCGACCTGTACTACGTTGACCCCAGTGACAGCGACTTCGCCAAGCTGGGGCTGAATTACACCGTGAAGGGCGAAACGAACCTGATCGGCGTACATGTCGAGGGCGACTACTCCCGGGCTACCGGCGATATGTATGCCATCATGGGCATGAAGCTGTGGGCGGAGTACCTGGACGGCATCGCCGTTGCCACCGTTACCCCGGCGGGGGGTTAAAAGCGGCTCTGACGGCTGACAAAACCGCACCGGAAACCGTGGACTTTGACGGGATGACGAAAGCGCAGCTTTTGGAGTACGCCAAAGAAAACGGTATTTCCGGGGTCAGCGCCGCAATGAACAAAGCGGACATTCTGGCCGTTGTAAAGAGCCGGTAAAGGAGGGAATCACATGGGACATGCGGTAAGCCTGTATGAGTTGCTTGTGTACCTGCGTAATTTCTTCCCCGGCTTGCACTGGCAGTTTACCGGGGAGGAAATCACCAACAACCGGCTTATTATTCCCTGCCTGGAAACCGGCGATTACTACCTAATTGAGGGAAGCCGGAGAAACAACGGAATCCACGTGTACGGCGATTCTGATTTGCGGAACGAAACCTACAGCGGAATCGTTACGGAAATCTGCGTACCGCCGGAGGTGCTGGCGATTCTGGAAGAAATTAACACATGGCAGGAGAAGAACGCCGAGGCCGTACAAAGCCCGTACCAGAGCGAATCTTTCGGCGGCTACTCGTACACAAAGGCAAGCAGTTCGTCCGGCTCCGGCGAAAGCACGAGCTGGAAAACGGTGTTTGCGCCGCGCTTACGGATATGGAGGAAGATATGAGCTTGCTTGATTACTACCTGAATAACACGTGCGCACTGATGGAAAAGAAGCGCACCCCGGATGGTGAGGGCGGCTGGGCAACGGAATGGGCACAGGGCGCGGAGTTCGACGCGGCTATTATTCTGGATACCTCCATGCAATCCAGAATAGCGGAGAAGGAGGGCGTAACCAGCGTGTACACCATTACCACCCGCCGCGCGAATCCGCTTTCTTTTCATGATGTATTCAAGCGGCTTTCCGATGGCGCGATTTTCCGGGTGACGAGCAACGGGAGCGATAAGCAAGCGCCCACGGTCGGCACTTTGGATATGTGCCAGGTTACCGCCGAGAAATGGGAGCTGACGAAATGACGGCAACAGAAGCGCTTTACAAATTTTTTTCCGGCTTTAATCTTCCCGCGTACCCGGATACAGCGGTACCGAGCGACACAGTAATGCCCTACCTAACCTATTCCGTCTCCGTCGGCGGGTGGGGCGATATGGCAAACTCGCTGACGGTAAAGCTGTGGTATCACACGGAGAAAGAGGCAGAGCCGAACGCCAAGGCGGAGGAAATTTCCCGCACGATAGGACGTGGAGGCATTCAGCTGCCTTGTGATACCGGCACAGTTTGGCTTATGCGCGGTGAGCCGTGGTGCATCAATTCCACATTTGAATCAGATCAATCCATCAAATTGCGGCAACTGAACGTTGCCGCAATTTTCAATACCATATAGGAGGAAATCAATGAAATTTACACAGATTCCGCAGGATACCTTTAAGGAGCTTGTGCTGAATGCCGGTGTTTTGCTTTCGGCCTTTTCGCCTGATACGGCGGAAGTCGCCGACGGCACTATTATTGGCGCCACCAGCGGCGGATTGACCTTCGCGGCAACGCCCAGCTTCTCCGATTTCGGCGAGGATATCGATAACTGCCCCAAGAACACAAAGGAGTTGAAGCGGCTGGAAAGCTGGGAGGTGAAGCTTAGCGGCACTTTCGTGTCTGTGAACGCCACTAACGCAAAATCGATGGTGGCCGCCGCTGATGAAGCCGTCGGGAAAATCACGCCCAGAAACGATATTGCCACCGAGGATTTCAAGGATATCTGGCTTGTGGCCGATTACTCCGACAAAAACGGCGCGAAAAAGGGCGGCTATCTGGCCATCCATATGTTGAACGGCCTTTCTACTGGCGGTTTCCAGCTGAAAACCGGCGACAAGAGCAAAGGCCAGTTCGCGTTCGAGTTCACCGGCCATTATTCCATTACGGCGCAGGATACACCGCCTTTTGAAATTTACGTGAAGGCCGGAGAGGCCGAATCCGCTACGATGTAGGAGGCTAAGCATGAGAAAATTATCTCAACTTGGCACGGACGAGTGCCTGGACGTGCTGTGCGAGATCACCCCGCACATTGTGAATCTCGTTTCTGATGAGGAAATCATGAACGCCATCGGCAAGCCGGTGGACAAGAAAAACTCCACAAAAGTCGGCGTTATGCTGATTGGTGCGCAGAGGATTACCACCGTTGTTCCGTTGCTGCTGAAAACGCACCGCGCCGACATTTATGCTATTTTGTCCATCATGGGCGAAAAGAGCATTGAGGAAGTGGCCGCGCAGAGTACCATGGCGACGCTTTGGCAGATCAAGGAGCTTTCCAACGATAAGGAACTGCTGAGTTTTTTCAAATCGTGGGGGCGTGGGGAGCAGAGCGAATAATCAGCGCACTGTGCGCCCTCCCCAGAGTGCGGGCGAGGGCGTACCTCTCCATTCTTCCCATGGAATTGAAAAAGCAATGCGAACGCGAAATTCTTCGGCGCTACATTACCGACGGCATCCAGATGATAACGCAAAACACGGCGGGGTGTGATAAGCGATTGTATCTATCTATCGGATACGAGGATATCATCAGCCCGAAGCCGAAGGAAAACCGGTCTGCGGAGGATATCGTGGCGGATGTGATGAAAAATGCCGGGCTGAAACTGGTGACGAAAGGCGGTGGGCAGGATTAACGTTTTCAAGCTTGAAGCAAGTATCACGCTGGATGCTTCCAGCTATGAATCAGAAATGGCGAAAGCGGCGAAAACCGCCAAAGATACAGGGAATGCCGTTTCAACCTCATCCTCTGCCATGGAATCAGCCATGATAAAAGTTCCCGTTGCGGCTGATAAAGTGGCAAAGGGAATGGAAAATCTTGGCAAATCCACCACCAAAGCATCGGATGGAATTGACGGCGTGAAGAAAACCACCGAGGAAACCAAAAAGCCGCTTGGCGAAATTCCGCCCCTTACGCAGAAGGTAAAAAGCGCTTTTGAGAAGCTTTCGGAAAGCGTGACAAAGCAAGCCTCCGATTTGGACGAGCTGAAAGCCAAATATGCAAGCTTGTATTTGGAACAGGGTGAGGAATCCGCAGAAGCGCAGGAAGTCGCCCGGCAGATTACCGAATTGTCCACTTCTTTGGGGGAAAATAAAGCAAAAATCAGCGAGGCCGTAGACGCTGCAAACAAATTTGATACCACCATGCACGATACGTCAGAAGCCGTTGACGATGTTGCCGAGGCGGTGGAGGACGCTGGAGACAAAACAAATCTATTTGCCGATATCTTGAAGGCCAACCTTGCCAGTGGCGCGATTATCGCCGGAGTAAAGAAGCTCGCCGGGGTAGTTGCAGACGTTGGCAAAGCGGCCTACACCAGTTATGCGCGGTATGAGCAGTTAGCCAGTGGCGCACAGCTGATGTTCGGCGACGCTTACGATTTTGTGGCGGAGAAAGCTAGAAACGCCTACAAGACCGTGCAAATGAGCCAGAACGACTATTTTCAGCAGGTGAATGGATTTGCTACCGGCCTGAAAACCGCCCTTGGCGGCAATGTGCAGGCCGCCGCCGAACTTGCCGACAAAGTTATCACCGCCGAGGCCGACGTTGTGGCGGCAACCGGAAACACCCAAGAAGCCGTACAGAATGCCTTTAACGGCATTATGAAATCCAACTACACGATGCTGGACAATTTGCAGCTGGGCATCACCCCCACAAAAGAGGGATTCCAGCAGCTGATTGATACGGTGAACGAGTGGAATGCGGAAAACGGCGAGGCCACTGCCTACACCATCGACAATCTGGCTGACTGTCAAGCTGCCCTTGTGGACTATATCGAAATGCAGGGGCTTTCGAACTATGCTGCGGAAGAAGCGGCAAGGACGATAGAAGGTTCCACGGCATCCATGAAAGCAGCCTGGCAGAATCTGGCTACCGGCATGGCGGATAGTAACGCCGACATGGAAGGGCTTACTCAGGACTTTGTGGACAGCGTATTTACAGCCGGAAAGAACATTGTACCCCGTGTACAGCAAATCGTTACCGGTGTTGGAACTGCCACGGTAGAAGCTATTTCGTATCTCCGGGAAACGAATAGCGCTATTGATCTTCTCGTCACGGCGTTTGAGTTCGCGGCCACAGCGGCAACCGTTGCCGGTACTGCGATCGGGGTGAATATGGCCGGAAAGGCCATTGCAAATATCGCCACGATATTCACGGCAAATGCTTCGGCGCTTGCGTTCTTCACCGCGGAAAGCGGGAAAGCGGCGGTTGCGGAAGCCACGCTGAATGGTGTATTTTCCGTTAGTGAAATCGCCGTTGGCGTACTCACCGGGAAGATTTCCCTTGCAACTGCGGCGCAATACGCATGGAATACGGCGATAGCGGCTAATCCACTGGGTGTACTGGCGGCGGCTGTAGCTGCTCTGGCGATTGGCATCGGCAAGGCGACCAAGGCACATAAGGAGTTCGTCAAGGAACTGGCCGGAGAGCCGCAGACGGTAGAAGAAGCACGCGCAAAGGTGGAAGAGCTTAAGAAGCAGTACGAGGAAGCCTCAAAAGCCAGATTGGAAATGTTCTCGTCGGACGCTGGTTTCAGCGGCGACACCGTCGAGATGGAGAGATTGGCCGAGGCCATAAAGCAAGCGGAGCAGAATCTCGCCAATCTGCAAGCGCAGGAGCAGGCCGCCGCCGAGGAAGCGGCAAAGCCCGCAAATGTGATAAAGGCTGCTTCTGAGGAATATGCGGCCGCTGCACAGTCCATTTTGGAGGATTACCAGAATACCTATACCACCATCTATAACGGGCTGCATGATGCAGGATCTGCGTTTACCAGCGTGGTAGAAGCTACGGAAATTTCGTGGGCTGATGCTATGGCAAATATCAACGCCAACACCGCAGTGCTTGATAATATGGATGAGAACTTTGCTATTATTTCTGCGGCGGCAAACGACGCCGGAGTTAATATTGACGGCTTTTCCCAGTACCTTGCATCCATGAGCACCGAAGATGCCGCCGGAGTTCTTGCCGCATTAAGAACAGAGTTGGACAATGTTGAATGGGGTTCTGCTGATGCAACAGTCCTGTTCGATAATCTCGCCACTAGTATCAACAAATATGCGGAATCCGGTACTGGCTATGCCGATGGGCTGGCGCTGGCGGTAGAGAATGTAAAAAGCCGTATGCAGGAGGCCGCAGACAGCTACGTGGAAAAGGTGGGCGATCTCGACCAGGAGGCGGCAGCTACAGAGGCAGCTACCAATACCATGAGCGGGCTGGTTGCTGGTATCGATAGCAGCACCCCCGGAGTTTTGGATAAGATGGATTCCCTTGCTTCCCAGATGAAAAGCCGTTTAACGAATAGCTTTTCCGGGTTCGTCCTGACGATAAATGCCAAGGTCAAAGGGAGCAACGTTCCAGGAGCGAAGAGCGGCCTTGATTATGTACCATACGACGATTACCTAGTACGCCTCCACAAGGGGGAAAAAGTTCTCACCGCTGAGGAAGCGCGGGCATATAGGGCTGGCAAATCTGCTGGTGCGTCCGGCGGGGCGGACTACGACGGAGCGGGCTTTGCTGGTGGTGGACGCGGCGTGACAATTATCCAGAATATTAATTCTCCTGTGCAATCCGAAGTGGAGCTGGCAGCAGCCACAGAGGCTTATTTCACACAAGCGAGGTGGACGATTTGACGAACTTCAACAATTTAAGCAAGTTGTTCCGCTACGTGAACAAAAACGGGGATAGCGTTACCTTTGATTATGCCGGAGGATATCTTATCAATAAGCCCACGGGCATCGATACGGTAACGGTATCCCTGTCTCAGGCGAAAGGCATCAACCAGACGGGGGCGACAATTCAGAGCAAAAACGTTCAGCCCCGGCCTGTGAATATCAACGGGTATTTGGTAGGAGACGGCCAGGTGGCAAATAAAGAAAAGCTGATATCCGTCATCCGCCCCGACCTTGCCGGAAAGCTGTACGCGGATGACTATTATCTGAATGTATGGCCTACGGCGACACCCAACATTGAGGCGAAACAATGGGGCGCACAGTTCCAGTTTTCCCTTTTGGCGGCGTATCCGTATTGGTGCAAGGACGATTCCGCAGCGGTAACGTTGTCCGGCATTCAAAAGCTATTCAAATTCCCGTGGAACATTTCAAGGCCGTATCGTTTCGGACAGCTGTTTGAAGCGAAATTTATCAATGTGGAGAACCGCGGCCAGGTTCCCGTCCCGTTTACTGCTACTCTTTCGGCAAGCGGTGATGTGGAAAATCCCAAAATCACCAACGCCGCGACGGGAAAATTTCTGCTGATAAATAAAACTATCGTCAGCGGGGAGCGGCTGATTGTAGAGATTACGCACGATCGGACAACTGTAACGTCATCCGTCGACGGAGATTGCCGGGGCGCGTTGAGCCTGAAAAGCACTTTGTTTCAGCTGGAAGTTGGGGATAATGTGCTGAAGCCGGAAGCGACAAGCGGGCTTGCGAATTTGCAGGTGGATATTGATTTCGCAACGGAGATCGTGGGGATCGCGCTATGAGCTTTGAAATCTATAAAGAGGACTTTTCCACACGGTACGAAATCCGGCACGCAATCAGTGTTATCATGAATATTTACTACAACGATATCGGAAAGCTGATACTGGTTGCGCCGGTAAGCGACTACAACATTAACGTGCTGAAAGTCGGCAATCTCCTGTATGATACGAGCAGAAACGTAACATTTGTGATAGAAAACACAAAGATTGACACGACCACGAACCGCATAACGGCGAACGGCTACACCGCGAACTGGCTTTTGAATAAGCGCATCATTGCATCGGAATACCACATGACAACTATCGAGACGGGCGTGTACAAGCTGATAAGCGATAATCTCCGAGGCATGACGAGAATCCAGGTTGCGCAGGCAACCGGGATGACCGATAAAACGGACAATGTTTTCATGGGCGGGAATTTGCTGGATGAAATCATCCCGTTCCTTGAAGAAAAAGGCATAGGCCACACAATGGAGTGGAACCCCGACGACATGACACACACTTTCCGCCTTTACAAGGGGCGCGACCTGACGGCTGGCATTCACGCTATTGTCTTTTCGGAGGAACAGGGAAGCGCAAAAGACCTTGTGATCAACGACGACGATTCCACCCTCTGTAATGTGGCCTATGTGCAGGGAAGCCTTAGCGGAGAGGATAACACATTTGTTGAAATCGTCGGCGATGCAACCGGGGACAATCGCCGGGAAGTGTGGTTCAAAACTGCCGTTCGGCAGGAAAATGACGAATCTGCGGCTGATTGCAAAGCCCGTGCGCGTGCTTATGGACAGATGGAGCTGGGAAAGCGTATCCGGCGAAAGTCCTTTTCCGTATCCATCGACCCGGAAGATCTGGGCAAGTATTACGCTCTGGGGGATATTGTATCGTGTGTATCCGCCCGGTTTGGGGTATCGTTCAGCGCCCGGATTACGGGTATTAAGTACACCTTGGACAGCAACAAAGCCCGGACAGAAGTTATCCTGGGCGACCCTATTCTTACAGCATTGGGGGCAATGAAATTAAATGGCTAATATCAAAAGTTTCCCGAATAACCAAGATACATACATAGGCGCGGAAGACGTTATGCGCTGGCATCATGGCCGCACATCCGGCGTTTTTGCCGCTGGCAGCAATGCATCCGTGCAGGCGCTTTCCACGCCCGGAATGGCGGTGGAAGTCTCAGACGGCACCGGATGGATGGCGAATTCCGGCAGGAACGGCATTGTGTGGTGGATTGATAACGAATCCGTTGACGGTGCCAAATTGCAGCTTGTCATTGACGCGGCAGACGGCGTTCTGAACCGGATTGATCGAGTAATCGTGGAGTGGAAAACCACAAACTACGTGGACTATCCGGAAGTGAAAATCTTGAAAGGCGCAAAATCCGGGACGGCAGCAGCACCGGCGCTGACAAACAACAGCACAATCCGGCAAATCAGCCTTGCGCGGATTTCCATTGCGGCCGGTACAACTGCTATCACAGCTTCCATGATTACGGATGAACGGCTTGACGCTTCTGTGTGCGGGCTTGTGACGGAAAATGTAGGCATTGATACAAGCACAATGCAGAGCCAGTTCTCCACGCTCCTGCGGGAAACGCAGGCACAAGCCACATCGGTGCTGGATTCCATAAACCGTGAGCTGGCCGATCTGGAAGCCGGGACGGCGGTGGAGCTGAAAAAGCTCCTGTTCACGGATACCAGCGTACCGGTATCCGCGTTTGTGGCTGATTCTACATATCAGGATTATCCATTCCGTGCGGCGATCGCGCTGACGGGGGTGTTGGATACCATGATTCCAGAGGTGGTTCTTGGCGTGGCAGACGCAATTGACGGCAATTTTGCCCCTGTTGCGGCTACTTATAACGGCGGTGTGTATCTGTATGTCGCAAGCGCCCCGGAATCGGCAATTACGATTCCCACCATTATTTGCTGGAAAGGCGGTGTAAGCGCATGATTGGTAGGGTTAACACTGGTGGAGGCGGTTCCGGCGGCACCCTGACCGTCACAGCCCCGGCGAACGTCACCGTGACTATCAGTAAGGACGGTAAGACAAAGACCAAGAACTCCGGCACGAGCGGTGTGGTGGTCTTCAAGGGGCTTGCAAGCGGGACGTGGACGGTTACCATCACAGGTGACGGCAAGATTGCCCAAAAGAATGTTGTGGTCACAACCGACTACAGCACGGCGATTTCGTTTAACACCATCCCCGAGTTCACCTACACCGGCGACTACGAGATTGTCAATGATTCTGACGAGCCTATCACTGTATCTCAGGGCAACTGGAAAATCCGCTTCCTCACCTCCGGCACGCTGACATTTACCAACCTCAACGGTGCAGAGGACGGTATCGACGTCTTCCTTGTTGGGGGTGGCGCAAGCGGTGGCGGACGTGGCGGCGGTGGTGGTGGGTATACAAAGACGCAAAAATCCGTTTCCGTGAAGGTAGGTATAGAATACCCAATCATAGTTGGTGCGGGCGGTGTTGGCCCTACTACAAGTAATAGAGTTCCACCAAACGCCGGTGGCACAACGTCTGCATTTGGCTTGACCGCCAATGGCGGTGACACTAGCACAAACGGTGACTATCCTAGTTCAGGTGGCTCTGGCGGCGGCTCAGGGAAAGTTGGAGGGGCTGGGTTTTCTGGCGGTTCTGACGGATCTTCCGGCGGCGGTAGTGATGGTGGTAGCGGCCAGGGAAAAACAACAAGAGAATTTGAGGAAGCCAATGGCACACTTTACGCTGGCGGTGGCGGAGGCGGGGCTGTGACGACTAATGAAACATCGTCTGGCGGTGCTGGCGGCGGTGGTGATGGTGGCGGTGCTGGTGCAAACCCAAGGCCAAAAAACGGAGGCGCAAACACGGGCGGCGGTGGTGGTGGAATTGGTAATCTATCTTCTGCTGCAACATACGCTTCTGGCGGTTCCGGTATCGTAATCATCCGTAATGCAAGGGGGGCTGCATAATGGCAAAATCAATGGCACTCATCGAAAACGGCACCGTGGCCAATATGTTGTGGTGTTCCATTTTCGAGCCTGAAACTGATATCCTCATCAACCCCGCAGACCGTCCCGTGGCTATCGGCGATACCTACAGCGATGGTAAATTCTATCGGGGCGGGGTGGAAATCCTCACCCCGCTGGAAGAGGCGTTGAAGACGATTGCAGAAATGAAAGCCAGTGGCGGTGAGGAACGGCTTAAAGAGCTGGATGAAGCCTACAAGAAGGGGGTTGACAGTCTGTGACACAAGAGGAAAGAAAAAGCATCATGTATGCCCAGGGGCGGGCGAACGCGCTTGCCCTGCAGGAGAAAGCCCCGGACATGACAGGCACCGAACTGAACGCGGCGGATAGCGACATTCCCAGTTTCAAGGCCGCTGTCGCAAACACAAACATGTTGGAGCGCAAGGCCGGGTTTGTGTGCCAATCGTCTGCTGGCCGTGTGGTGCGGCTGGTGCAGCCCTATGACAGCACTATCTACACCCAGGAGCCAGAGGAGCTTCCCGCACAGTGGGGGTTTGCTTGGAGCACCGACCCAGCGAAAGCGTTGCCGTTCGTCGCCATGTCTACCAGCCCCTATAATAAGGGAGACTGCTGCACGGAGGGCAGTAAAGTATATCGCTCCACGTTGGACAATAATGTATGGTCGCCGTCCGCATACCCTCAGGGATGGGAAGAGGTGAACGTATGACGGTAAAGCAAATTCAGTGCTTGCTCACCTATCTGGGCTATTCTCCCGGCACAATTGACGGCATTGAGGGAAGGAACACCCAGGGAGCTGTCCGGGTGTTTCAGGCCGACTATGGGCTTACCGTGGACGGGATTCCGGGTGCGGCTACCCAGAAAATGCTCATCGGTGCCATTGCCGGGACGGCGGTAAAGGTGGAAAAGCCGGAGGACAGCGACGCACCGACGACCGGGACTTTCTGGGACGATATCAAGTATTTCACCCGGGAGGAATTCCGGTGCCAGTGCGGCGGGAAATCCTGCAACGGCTTCCCCGCAGAGCCCGCAGAGGAAACCGTCCGCATGGCGGATGAGATACGCCGTCGGGCAGGGGTTCCCCTGAATGTGAATTCCGGTGTTCGGTGCAAGCGGCACAATGCCGAGGTGGGCGGAGTATCCAACTCCCTGCACACCACGGGACAGGCTGTAGACCTCTCAGGGGCTATCTCCCCGGAGAAGCTGTATGCCATAGCCCAGGAGGTGCAGGCCGAGAAAATCCCCGGGCGGGGCGGCCTGGGGCTGTACGGATGGGGAATTCACGAGGACAATGGGAAATACAGCCGGTGGAACGGCTGAGAAGGGAGAATGCCAATGGAAGAAGCTGAGATCACTAAGTGGATTTCCGCTGTAGAGCAGCGGGGGAAATCCAACTCTCACCGGCTGGACGCGCTGGAGAAGCAAACGGAAGCGCTGAACACGCTGGCAACATCCGTCGCCGTCATGGCGGAGAAGGTGGAGGTCACCGGGAAGAAGGTTGACAGCCTCTGCACGGACGTGCAGGAGCTGAAATCCGAACCCGGCAAGCGGTGGAAGTCGGTGGTAGAAAGGGTCATATACATCGTCGTAGCCGCTGTTGTAGGGTTTATTCTTGCCCGGCTTGGGCTGGGCTGATTTTTAAGGAGGAAAACAAAATGTACGAACTGAAAGACACCATCGAGGGCATGACAAGCGCTGACTATAAGGAGCGCTTTAAGGCCGAGTACCAGCAGGTAAAAATCCGGTACGACAAACTGGACGCAATGACCGTGAAGTACGAGGCTGGAACGTTGCCGTTCACCCCCAACTGCTCGCTCGATCTTCTGAAGGAGCAGAAGAAGCACATGGGGAATTACGTCCATTGCCTGAAAATCCGGGCTGAGATCGAGGGCATTACGCTTTAAGGAGGAAACAAAATGATTAACTGGGTTGTACGTATCAAGAACAAAAACTTCTGGCTGGCCGCAATTCCCGCGCTGCTTCTGCTGGTGCAGACGGTAGCCGCCCTGTTCGGCTTTACGCTGGACTTGGGCGAAATCGGCGACAAGCTGCTGGCCGTGGTAAACGCTGTGTTTGCTCTGCTGGTGATTCTGGGTGTGGTGAACGACCCCACCACCGCCGGTATCGCTGACAGCAAACAGGCAAGAACCTACATTTCTCCCAAGGAGGACTGATGTGATAAGTGGATAAAGTC